ACAATGACGGCAATAATAAATGGAATCCAATACATTGGAGGTCAAACAGCTCCAAATGAATTTATAAATAATCAAGCAGAAACTATCGATGGTGACCAAACTATTGAGAGCGCTGTTCTCGCAGGCCCAGTCACCTTCCCAGGGACTGTAACAGTAACAGGGACTTTAGTAATAGTTTAATGTCTAAGATAGAAGTAAATACAATTGAACCACAATGCGGAACTACCTTAACAATTGGTAAATGTAACTCTAACGTTACAGTTCCCAGTAATGTAGTTAAAACAAATGCAGTTCAAGCAGCGGATGGTGGAAGTATTATTAGTCAATCAGGAACTACAATTACAATTGGTGCTTCTGGAGATACCATTTCACTAGCAAGTGGAGCTTCTCAATCAGGTTTTGGTAGATCAGGATCTGTAGATTGGCAAACAGGGTCTATTAAGACAGCTACATTTACAGCAGCTAGTGGCGAAGGTTATTTTTGCAATACGAGTGGTGGAGCATTTACAGTAAATTTACCTGCTGGATCAGCAGGCGCAATCGTAGCTGTTGCAGATTACACAAGAACTTTTCAAACAAACAATTTAACAATTAGTCCAAATGGCTCAGAAAAAATTGGTGGTATCGCACAAGACGCTGTTTTAAATATTGAAGGTCAAGCAGCAACTTTTGTTTATGTTGATGGAACAGAAGGTTGGATAAATGTTCAAAATGCAGAAGACACAGAAACAGGATTAACACCAGCTTTTGTAGCAGCAAGCGGTGGAACAGAAACCACTAGTGGAGATTTTAAAATACATACATTTACTGGCCCAGGAACTTTTACTGTTTCTTGTGCAGGAAATGCTATTGGATCAAATACAGTAGATTATTTAGTTCTCGCAGGTGGAGGCGGTGGTGGTACTTCAGGAAACCCTGGATCTTCTCACGGAGGATCTGGTGGTGGAGCTGGAGGTTATAGATTTTCAAATGGAACAGCGAGTGGTTGTTATACAACTGCACCTTCTCCATTAGCACCATTGGGAGCTTCTGCTTTACCAGTATCTGCTCAAGGTTATCCAATTGTTGTTGGAGGTGGCGGAGCAGGAAGAGGTCACCCTAGTACTTCTTCAGGTGTAAATGGTAATACTTCAAGTTTTTCAACAATAAGTTCGGCTGGTGGTGGCGGCGGTGGTTCAAGAACACCAAGTGGTGGATCAAATGGAGGTGACGGTGGATCTGGTGGCGGTGGAAACTCTGGTTCGTGTGCTGGATCAGGAAATACACCTCCTGTAACCCCACCTCAAGGTAAAGATGGCGGAACTGCTGTCTGTAATGGTGGAGCTGGTGGAGGTGGAATAGCTACTGCAGGAGTTCCTTCACCTGGTGGAAATGCTGGAGATGGTGGAAATGGAATAGCATCTAGTATAACTGCAAGTCCAGTTGCAAGAGGTGGTGGAGGCGGAGGTGGAACAAGTCCTGCTTTTGGTGCAGGATGTGGACAAGCTGGTGGTGGAAATGGTGCTTCTGGAGGAACTCACGGTTATGCAGCGACACCTAATTCTGGAAGTGGCGGTGGTGGATCATCAAATTTTTCAAATAGTTCTGATGGCGGAAACGGTGGTTCTGGTATAGTAATAATAAGGTATAAATATCAATAATTATGACAAGTAAAATTAAAGTAGATAATATAAATAAAGTTTCAGATGATACAAACATCATTAAAAAATGTGGATCAACAACAACGGTCGGGTCAGGATCTGGTAATACAGTTGTTGTCTGTGGTTCAACAGTTACAATTGGTAGATGTGGTGGTACTGTAGCTCTTGCATCAGGTGCATCACAAACAGGTTTTGGTAGAGAAGGATCTGTTAATTGGCAAACAACTATTAAGACAGGTGATTTTACAGCAGTGTCTGGCGAAGGTTATTTTGTAAATACAACTTCAGGCGAAATAGATGTAACACTACCATCATCACCTTCAGCAGGTGATATTGTGGCTGTTTCAGATTATGCAAAAAATTTTGATACTAATAATTGTATTATGTTAAGAAATGGTTCTAACATACAAGGAAGTGCAAATAATTTAACTTTAAGTGCAGAAGGTTTAGCAATGACTTTTGTTTATGCTGATTCTACTAAAGGATGGATAGTTGTAGGTGCAGGAAGAGTAGGTGATAAAACAACTGGAGAATTTATAGAAGCTACAGGTGGAACTATAACAGAAGATGGTGATTGTAAAGTACATACATTTACAGGTCCAGGAACTTTTACTGTTAGTGCAGTTGGTAATGCTTCAGGGTCAAATTCAGTAAATTATTTAGTAGTAGCAGGCGGTGGCGGTGGTGGTCAAAGAGGTGGTGGAGGCGGTGGTGCAGGAGGTCATAGAAGTAATTTTCCGGTAGGTGGTGCTAGTGGATTACCAGTTTCAGTACAAGGTTATCCAATTACAGTTGGAGGCGGAGGTGCTGGTGCAGCAGGTACTCCAGGAGGTAATAAAGGAGGCACTGGTGTAGCTTCAGTTTTTAGTTCAATATCATCCGCAGGTGGTGGAGGCGGAGGAAGATGGCCAGGCCCCCCTAATCCAGGTGATACAGGAGATCCAGGTGGATCAGGTGGTGGTGGAGGTTCAGGTTTTGGTGGTGCTGTAGGAGGCGCTGGCGGGACAGGTAACGCTCCTCCAGTAAGTCCACCTCAAGGTAATAACGGAGGTTCCGCAGCTGGAGTAGCTTCTCCAGGAGGAACAGGTGCAGGTGCTGGCGGTGGTGGTATAGGTGCTGTTGGTGGAAACACTCCAGGAGTTGGTATCGGTGGAGCTGGTGGATGTGGTACAGCAAATTCAATAACAGGATCACCTGTAACAAGAGCTGGCGGTGGCGGTGGTGGAGCACAAACTTCAGCAGGAGCGGCTGGTCCAGGTGGAGGTGGTGCCGGAACAACAGGAACAGCAAATGGTGGCGCAGGTACAACAAACACTGGTGGTGGTGGCGGTGGAGCTAGAAATTCAACGGATGGAGGTACTATTTTAGGTGGTAATGGTGGTAGTGGAATTGTTATAATAAGGTATAAATACCAATAGGTAAATTATGAGTGAAATAAAAGTAAATAAAATTAGTCCAAGAACAAATTGTGGTACAACCACATTAGGAGATAGTGGAGATACATTCACAATTCCTGCCGGTGTATCTATAACTAACAATGGTACTGCATCAGGTTTTGGTGCAACAGGTGCTGTATCTTGGAACACAACAGTTAAGACATCAGGTTTTACAGCGGTAGCTGGTGAGGGATATTTTGTAAATACTACAGGTGGAGCAGTATCAGTTAATCTTCCCGCAGGAACTGCAGGAGCCGTTGTTGGTATTAAAGATTATGCAAAAACTTTTGACAGTAATGCAGTAACATTAGTTCAAAACGGTTCAGATAAAATTGGTGGTTCAACAACTAATGCAACTTTAGATACAGAAGGTATTGCAGTAACATTAGTTTTTGTTGATTCAACACAAGGTTGGTTAGTAACAGATGATGGTTTACAATCATCAGCTAGCACAGCAGCATTTATTGCAGCAACAGGTGGTACAATAACTACGTCAGGAAATTTTAAAATTCATACTTTTACAGGTCCAGGAACTTTTACTGTATCTTCAGCGGGTAACGCAGAGGGATCTAACACAGTAGATTATTTAGTAGTAGCAGGAGCTGGTGGTGGAGGTATGGGAGGAAATGCTGCATCTTTACCAAACCCTTCTTGTCAAAAAGATGGTGGCGGTGGCGGTGGAGCTGGAGGTTATAGAGAATCTTCAGGAGCTGCTTCTGGTTGTTATACAAGATCACCTTTAGGTGCTTGTGTAGCTGCTTTACCAGTAACAGCCACTGGTTATCCCGTTACAGTTGGAGGTGGTGGTAGTGGTGCTGCATCTAATTGTAATCCTGGTACAAGTGGCGGAAATTCAATTTTTGCAGGTTCAACAACTATTACTTCAACAGGTGGTGGAGGTGGAGCTTCAAAAAATGCTCCGTCTGGAGCTGCAAATTGTCAACAAGGTCTTCCCGGAGGTTCTGGTGGTGGAGCTTCTCATAGAAATTCACCTACAGCAAACAGCACAACAGGCGGTGGAACAGGAAATACTCCACCCGTAAGTCCACCTCAAGGAAATGGTGGTGGCAATGCAAATAATCCTTGGGTAAATGCCAGAGGTGGTGGCGGTGGTGGTGCACTGGCTCCTGGTCAACCAGGTTGTAATAGTGGAGACGGTGGAGCTGGTCAAACAAGTTGTATTACAGCATCTCCTGTAGGTTATGCAGGAGGAGGTGGTGGAGCTGGAGGACCTTCATTAGGACCTGCACCAGCAACTATGGCTAATGGTGGTGAAGGTGGAGTTATGAGTTCTGGAAGTTGTAGAGTTGCTAATACATTTGGCGCTGGAGACGGTGCTGGAGGTAGTGAAACTAAAACAGCAGGGACTGACAACAGAGGTTCTGGAGGTGGAGCTGGAAACCCAGCATCATCTGGTGGTGCAAATGGTGGTTCAGGAATTGTTGTTATTAGATACAAATTTCAATAGTTGAATGGTAATTAAAATTAATATATAAGGAGAAACATTATGGCACATTTTGCAAAACTAGGATCTAACGGAAAAATTATTCAAGTATTAACACTTGATAATAAAGATATGTTAAATGCTGATGGTGTTGAAGATGAATCAGTAGGTCAACAATATTTAGAGACACATAATAACTGGCCTGCACAAATGTGGATTCAAACATCTTACAATACATCAGGTAATCAACATAGAGATGGCGGAACACCTTTTAGAGGAAACTACGCAGGTATAGGTTATACTTGGGACGAAGATGATCAAATCTTTTGGCCTAAAAAACCACACACATCTTGGATTAAAAATATGTCAACTGCATCTTGGAATGCACCTATAACTTATCCATCAGTAGATACTTATGATTCAACTTGGACACAAGAAGAGATTGATGCTGAATTAGCAGCTGAAAATTCTTCAATGCCGGAAGGAACATCTGCGGGAGATCCAAAAACTAGATCTTATCAAATTTATTGGGATGAATCTGCTCATCAAGCTGATAACACTACAGGTTGGAAAGCTACAAAACACGACGATTCAGTTGTAAGTTGGAATGGCTCTGCTTGGGCATAGTTGACTTTTTTGTAAATTAATATTAAATAAGTGGTGGTATGCAAAAGAAAGTATTAACAGAGCAAGCTCTATATTACGGTGATGTGGCAATGCCTAAAGATTGGGACATTGACCGAGATAAATTATCAAACGACATCTTACAATCAAAAATTCAAAACAAACAATTTCCATTTTCACGTACGTGGGATATGTTAAATACTTATATTAGCGATCATATTCGTATTGAATATGATATCAATTTAGTTAACAAAGAAACGTGGGGCAATATGTACAAGCCTGCAGAAATAACAGTCCCATTACTTAATATTGATCCAGTAGATTTACGTAACTCACCAGACTTTACATTATTATATGGTGTTAAAATCAAAGACTGTATGGTTAGAATACACTATGAAGATAACAGACGTAAAGGTAGAAGTTGGGATATACCGCTTTTAAACAACAGGTTTATAATGTTTCCATCAACTAATATGTATTACATAACTAATAATCAAAAGGATAGTTTAAATTTCGTGCAAACTATAACATATGAATATATCTAACCATTATTGGTATTTTAGTGGTGTATTAACACCTAAATTCTGTGACGATGTAATAGCATACGCTAATAAACAAAAAGAAGTTATGGCTAGAACAGGTGGATATGACAAAGAAGAATTAACAAAAGAAGATGTTAAGAATATACAGAGAAAAAGAAAATCAGATTTAGTATGGTTAAATGATACTTGGATATATAAAGAATTACATCCATATGTACACAAAGCAAATGCAATGGCCGGTTGGAATTTTGATTGGGAAAGATCTGAGTCTTGTCAGTTTACAAAATATAAATTAAATCAATATTATGATTGGCATTGTGATAGTTGGGACAAACCTTATGACAGGAAAGATCCTAACAATCCAGAGCACGGAAGAATTCGAAAACTATCTATGACTTGTCAGTTAACAGATGGTTCAGAATATA